GGATCTATTAAAGACCCAGTACAAGGTACTTCTGGTATGCAACTTTATGGACCTGGAACTATCCACGGTAACCTTGAAATTAAGTCTAAAGATTGTCAGTCATTTGGTGATTGTATTGGTGATACAACCTTTAAGGTTAGTAACCTCACTGGTGATACTGAAATTGGTCAGAAGTTCTATCAAAAAGGAAAAATTTCTGCCACAGAAATTGCTAATGAGCATGTCTTCCATATTGATAATCTTGGTGCTTCTGGAGCAGCAAATCCAAAAGACTTCAAGATTTATCAGAACAATGCTATTGATTCATTCGGTATTGAGAAATATTGGACAGGAAATGGTGGTAGGAGACATACATATGTTGCATACGATCCTACAACAGGTATTGGACAGCAACAAGCTAACCCACTACAGGTTAACAACAACTATCTAATTAATGCATCCTCTGGTGCTAACATGGTACTTTACTTACCTGATGACGCACAGACTGGTGATATGATTAGATTTGTTGAACTTAGTGGTAATCTAACATATAATACAAGTTTGATTCTTAGAGCACTTAAGATTGCTAATGTTGCTACATCAATTCAGGGTGATAACAGTGGTACTAAGATAGGTGCAGGATCTAATGTAACAAATACAACTGCATGGGATTCTGGAGAATTGATTATTCAGACACGCAATGCATCATTCGGACTAGTATTTGCTGGATCGGTTGATATTGAAGGATCTGCGAACGCACAAACAATTCCACCTTCATTAAGAGGATGGTGGCTAATGGAGTTATAATCAATGGCAGCATATTACGATTCTATTAAGAGTATGAAGACCGCCAAGATAGGAACTATCCTACCTTGGGGTGGTGATGGAGGAAATGGTTTCCTCCCATCCAATATACCTAAAGGTTGGATAGTTTGTGATGGTAGTACAAAAGATGCTAGTGATTATCCATTGTTAGCATCTATAATAGGTGATACTTATGGTGGTGATATGACTAAACCTGCTGGTGGTCATTATACATTTCCATATGTTGATACTACTGATGGATCAAATACAGCAACATTTAGACTTCCTAATCTATCCAACAGTTTACCTCTTGATTTAGAACCATTTCATTTAGATCAGAGTAAGTATCATCAGGGTCAAACAGATCCTAAAAATGTTGTTATTGATGCCAATGGAACTAAATTGGGTTCATTGGTCTCAGGTTATGGAGAGACGGTTGATATTAAGACATCATGGTCTGCTAATGCTGATATAGATTTCACTTTGAATTTAAGTGGCAATTTATATTTTAAATATACTGGATTTACGTTGACTGCTCCTGATTTTCTAGAGTCAATTTATACATTAAATCGTAAACTAGGTATTAACCATACACCATCACACAGTCATACTGATAGTTTACCATCTGTTCAAGCAAACCAAAAAGGACCAATGGTATTTCAAACTGACGGTGGTGTTGAGATGACAGGTAGTATTAGTTTCAGTAATAACTGTAGTGGTACTCATGGTCCTTTTAACTGTTCATTTAAGGATGCTGAACCAACTAGTTGGCAAAATGGTTCTACTGCTTTGTCATTTTATGGTGATGCTACTTATGAATATACTTTACCACGAACTTCATCACACTTTGAATTTGTACAGGATGGTGTAAATGCTGGTAAGAATTATTGGGATAATGTTCCTGCTGGTGCTAATCAATGGAGAGGATCTACTAGAGGTGGTGGACCTAAAACAGTATCATATAAACAGACTATACCAGGAGATGGAAATACTGATCAGATTGTTGATATAGATCCAGTATCTAATCATGCTCAACCTGCATTTAAAGGTATGTTCCCTAGACCTATGGAAGATAGGAATAGAGCAAACTTTTATGGTTATACTCCTCTTGGTGGAACTACACCTACTAGATCTGATGGTCTTAGAGATTCTCCCGAACAAAGAACAGCAAAAGTTGTTCCTAATTGTCCAATAACAGAAGGATCAAATGAGGTTATTTTACCTGACGGTACTGATATCAGTCAACAGTATGGTACTGGTAGTGATACATGGAAGCAATGGGATTTGATTCGTCCATTGATGTATGTTGTAGCTGCTTCTACTGATGAGAAGTATAAGTATATACCTGAAGGGACATATATTCAATCAATAGAATGGGTAAAGGATACTAATAATACAGCAGCAGGTGGTAATTATAAACTATTATTAAATCAAAATATTGGTACTGGTGATGTAGAGGAACCTGCTGGATGGGGAACTGCTACGCATGATCTTAAATTTAGAGATGGTACTTATCCTACTACATTGAATACTAATTCAACATCAAAGGATCCATTGGAGTCATCATTCCAGTCTCATAATCATGGTAGTTTTGAAATAGCACAGACTCTAGGAACTATGGTAGGACCACCATCACATACAGCATCAAATGCTGATGGTAGTGCTTTGGCAGCACAGAGTATTGAAAATGCGTTAAATATAGCAGTAGATACTACTCAACCTTCGTTAACAATGACGTTCATTATCAAGGCATACTAATGGCAGTATTCTATAATAAAGAAAGAGCAAAATATGGTCATCTAACAGGACAAGTTATTGCTTGGCCAGTACCCTATGATGGTACACCAGATACAGCAAATAATGAAAAATCATTGCCAGCAGGTTATTTAAAGTGTGATGGATCAAAATATTTTGTAAAAGATTATCCAAGACTTGCTGAAGTATGCGGTATAGGAACTAATTGCAAATTTATTAGAAAGAATATAGATGGTACTGACTTTGATAATGTAAATGATAATCAATTTATGGTTCCTGATCTAGGTTCTAAGTATCCTGAACCTACAACAGGTGCTAATGCTGGTGTTTACAATAATATAAGAAAGGTTGATGATACAACTAATACTGAGAAGAGTAGGTCTGGTATTGGTATAGATGCAGAGGCAGCGATTGGTAGTACTAATGTTGCAGTTTCTTATAGTGGAAGTATTAATGTTCCATCTCAAGAAGTTGAGATTAGAGGAAAACCTGGGTGGACATATGCAGGTGCTCAACACTATACAGAGATAGAAGGACCAGAAGAAAATTCAGTACATCCACACCTTCACTTTAGTACATCTGTGAGATCAAGGTTGAGAGCAAATCCATCTCAAGCGGAAGTAGATAATGATCATCCAAAATCAAGAGGTCAGACTGGATTGAGGAATGGTTCAACTATTCCTATTCAGGATTGGTTAGATGAAACAAGATATGGTAATTCTTCTTCTAATCCTCCTGGTAGTGGACAAAAACCATGTTTGCTATTAGATGCATGGAACCCAAACTCAGGTACTGGTGATTCTGGAACACCACTATGGCAAAGTGGAGTAGGTAACCAAACAATTTATTGGGGTGGTTGTATTGCAAGAGATGATACAGGACCATATCGTGTTGGTTCTGGTTCTGGATTTGAATTTGGATGTCTTAATAATTCATCATTTTCAGTTGATAGACAAACATTAGCTGGTTCACCTGATGGGTCTAATACTATACAATATAGAAGTAGGCAGTGGTTATTGCTTGGATGTACTAATAGTCAAGGGTCAACTTCACGAGATTCTACCTTAACTGTACCAGCAACATATGTTGCAGGTGCAGTAGGAATGCCATTGGATTGGCAGGGTAATGCATTAGCTGATGTTGTTCCTCTTCAATCAAATGAAAGTGCGGTTGATTCAACTTGTACTCCTGATGTGGAAAATGAGGCAACTGACACTGCTGATATATCAATAGCATCAGGAACTATACCAACTGCTCACAGTCATAGAGTTAGACTAGAAAAAGGAGACCATACATATAAGGTGAAGACTGGTGCTATATCAATTGATCCTGAGAATTTATCAACAACATTTGATATTGGTGTAGATAGTTCTATATCAATTGATTCATCAGTTCAACCTTTTATTGTAATGGAGTATTTAATTAAGATATAATCATGGTACAAAGTTATAGGAACCCCAGAAAAGGATATTATACTGATTGTTATCAGGATACTACACCAGTTGGTACAATAGTACCGAATTTAAAGTCTGGTGCTAATACTTATGATCATGATTTCATTAATAAAGCAACTAATCTTCACAGATTGGAAGATTTTGCTGGTAATGCATATCTGAATGGAGATGATCCTGCTTATACACATGATGGTTATCTTTATTGTGATGGAACAGAATATAATATCAAAGATTATCCAACATTATATGAGATACTTGGTGTTCATTATGGAGGAAGAGCAAGTAGTGGTATTGATGTAACTGCTGCTGGATCTGGATATTCAACATCATCTTCTGTAACTATATCAGCTCCTCCTACTGGTGGAACACAAGCAACTGCAACTGTTAAAACAGTTGATACTAATGGTGGTATTTTAACAGTAGATGTTTTAAATCCAGGTTCAGGATATACCTCTACACCAACTGTCACAGTAGCAGATGGAACTGGTGCTACATTCTCTGTTAGACTTAATAATGGAGTTATTCAAAATATTACTACTGCTAATGTATATGATTATTATGGAGAGGCAGATTTAGGTACATTTAAAGTTCCTGATACTGTTACTAAAAAGATCGTTGGTAATGGTCCTGTATTTGGACAGAACTCACCTACTATTGGTAATTTATCAATGGCAGTTGGTGCAACTGGTGGAGCATGGTATTTAGATCAAAGCACTCAAGATAATTATTTCTCATTAGGTAGGATAACAACTACAGGTTATGACAAGGTAGTTGAAACAGTTGGTTGTACAATTATTGGTTCTCAAACAGTTAAGGCAACGATGGAGAAAAAGAAGTTGCCATCTATTTTCCAACATAGTCATACAGTATTTCATAGTATACCTGGTCCTGGAAGTTGGCCAGCTCAAGCTCATGGTGATAGATATCTTCAAGGTTATCGTTCTACTACTGGTAGAGTTTCTAGATGGTATCCATCTACAGGTGTTGTATTAGAACATTCTCATGCTTTATTAAGACAACCAATTACCAATAATACTATTGCCACTTATGATTTTATGGATTATAAGGGTGGTGATGAAAGTGTTGGTGCAATTAAGAATGTTCCTGATGGAGCAAATGCAACTGGTACTACATATGCACCACAACCAGGATATACTTCAGAAATAGCATATGATGATCAGTATTATCTTGCATCTGGTGCTGCTAATTCAGGATCTTTTGAATTTCAAACATCAATACCAAACCCAACACCATTGCAGTTCATTAGTTCATCTGAGATTGGTGGAAGAGAAGTAACTACTGGTGGAGTACCAGAATATGATTACAGTCAAGAATGGGAATGGTCAAATCCTGGTTCTTATAGTATTAATACTTCTAGTGTTACTGGAACTCCTGATCAATTAATATTTACTGTAGTTGGTGGTGGTGGATCTGGTGCTGCTGGAACCACAGCGGGTAATGATGGTCAAGACAGTACTATATCAGCAGGAAGTGCATTGGTCGTTGTTGCTGGTGGAGGTAAGAAAGGAAATGCTTCTGCTGGTACAACTGGTGGTACTGGTGGAGTTGGTGGAACTGCAACAGAAACTGGTACTTTAAATCCAACAGGAAGTATATCAGGAAATGCTGGACAGCAGGGAGCAAATGACGAATATCCAGAAACTAGTAATCCATCAAATCCAGGTGGAGGTGGTGCTGCTGGACCAGCAGCAGGATATTATAATGCTGGAGCAGGATCTGCTGGTGATAGAATATTATTAGGTGGATTGAGTGGTACATATAATACTACTCTTACTTCTGATGGATCGTGGGATTTAACAACGGTACAAGGTGGTATAACATCTGTTGTTTTCACACTTAAAGGTGGAAGAGGTGGTAATGGATGGAGTAGAGGATCATCTACCACTACTAATAATGCTGGTGGATATGGTGCTCTAGTTACACTAGAACTTCAAGCAAGTGAACATGCTAATTTTAAATCTGCACCTAGTCCTGGTTGGAATGTTGTCATTGGTTCTGGTGCATCTGGTAGAAATGGTGGAACCAATTCTCTCAACTCTAATGGTGGATATGGTGGAACAGGATATAATAATGGACATGGTGGTGGCGGTGGAGCTGTTACTGTCTTAAGAAGAGGTACACAAAATGTCGCTGGTGCTGGTGGAGGCGGTGGCGGTGGTGCTGACGGACAAGAAGGAAGTGGAGATAATACCAGTCCAGGACAAGCAGGTGGTGCATATCCTGGAGGTGCTGGATTATATACTGGTCTTCAATCATCTTCATCTGGAACTATATCATCAGGATCTGGTGGTCAGGGTGGTCACTACGGATGTGTTGGTGGTGGTGGAGGTGCTGGTGGAGCTGGTGTCTCTTCTGGTGGAACACTTGGCGGTGGTTCTGGATATGGTGGAGGTGGTGCTCCTGGTGGACCTGGTGGAACTCCTGGTGGTTGGGGTGGACACCAAGGTGGTGTTGGTGGACAACAAGGAATTTCTGAATATAAAAGTAATTACTTCTCATCTGGTAACTTATCAGAACATAGTGATACTAATGGATCTGCTAATCTTACAGTACAGTATAATGCTAATAAGTGGACAGCAGCAGGAGGCGGTGGTGGATCAGGAGCACAATGGTATAGTAGTGTTCCTTGGAATGACATAGGTAATCCATCAACAATTAATGTTACTGTAGGTGCTGGTGGTAGTGGTGCAAGTCCAGGTGGAAATACTACTGGTTCAACTAGTGATGGTGGTGATGGATATGTAAAGGTTGGAGTCGGAACCATCACTGGATATACTGGAGGTACAACAGGTACAACTACAGGTGATATAGTTGAGTCTGGATCACAAACAGCAACAATATTTGATATTAGTATTAATAGTAATGGTACTGGTACAGGTACTGGTGGTAACTTCAAACTACCATCAACACAAGTACCAACAGTATTATTCTTAGGTGGTGGTAAATCTGCCAATGGTACACCAACTGCCAATGGATATGATCAGACAGGAACTGGTCATGCTCAAGGAAGCGTAACAGTAGCAGGAGGTGCAGTGACAGGAGTTTCTCTTGCTACTACTGCTGGTACTAATACAGGATATACAGAGCAACCATATGTTTATCTACTACATGGTGCAGGTGGTGGGAGTTGGATCAATACTACATTTGCTAATGTTTCTGTCAGTGGTGTAACATTAGGTGGTAGTGCTTCTGCATATACAAACTTCTTGAAGTTTGGTGGTGCAGGTAGATCTACTAATAGAGATAGGTGGGCAGTATTAAAAGCACAAGATACTACTGCTGTTAATTATTTTGGTATTAAAGCATGTAGAGGTAATGGTGTTAATGGTGGTGATGTACCAGAAGAAGGATTGAAAGTTGAGTATCAATTAGCAGGTTCTACTAATTGGGTTTACATTGATACTATTATTAATCCATCAGCATCTAGAACTGATCCTCTTACAGGTATGATTGTTCCTGCATGTGGAACAGGTGAAGCACATGATGGTACATCAGGTGATACTAAATGGTATACTTATGCTGTTGCACTACCAGCAGCTGCTAAAGCACCATCTACAAAGATTAGATTATATCAAGAAAGATCTGAACAAGGTGGACAAGATCATTCTGGTGGTGGAGACTTTGACCATTATGGTATATGTGAATTCATATATTTTAGAGAGAAGACAACACAATTAGTATTTGTTCCTTCATCTGGTGCTATTAAGAGAAACACTGTTGATTTCTTAGAATATAATGTACAAGGTGAAACTGGACCTGCATATACATACAGTTCTGGTTTAGGTTGTAGTGATGCTACAATGACATTGAAGTCAACAACTAAGATTGAACCACAGGCAACTATTGATCCAGATTATGATGTACCTTTGCTTACACCTTACGTTACATGTAAGTACTTAATCAAAGCATTCTAAATACTA